TGCGGAACGCTTAACGGAACTGCCCACCCTCTGCTAAGCAAAGGTGAGAGGGAGCATCTGGTCCAGTACATTAGCGATATGAAATTCATTCCTGGGGGGCGTTACCTGTACTACGCAGGCAGGCCATTGCACGCTTGGAACAACTGCTTCTTGCTCAAGGTAGAGGAAGACTCTCGTGAAGAATGGTCTGAAGTCCTTTGGAGAGCTAACCGCTGTCTTATGCTGGGTGGTGGTATTGGCCTCGATTATTCAGTGCTTCGTCCCAGAGGCCGTGCCCTTAGCCGCACTGGTGGCGTATCTTCTGGCCCTATTCCTCTTATGCAGATGGTCAATGAAGTAGGCCGTCATGTCATGCAAGGAGGCTCCCGCCGCTCTGCTATCTATGCCAGCCTCAACTGGGCACACGAAGACATTGGTGAGTTCCTGTCCATCAAGAACTGGGAGAACATTCCTGTCAAGGATACCAACCTTGCAGAGGTTAAGAAGTCAGACTTCAACTTCCCTTGCCCATTGGACATGACCAACATCAGCCTCAACTACGACGACGCTTGGTTGAACAAGACTGACCGTCATCTTGATAGCACGTTCCTCGCTAACTGCAGCCAAGCTATGCGCACCGGGGAACCTGGATTTAGCTTTAACTTTGGAACTAAGCAGAATGAGACGCTTCGTAACGCTTGCACGGAAGTTACGTCTGAAGACGATAGTGACGTTTGTAATCTTGGCTCGCTCAATCTGGGCAATATCACTAGTCTGGAGGAACTCAAGGACGTTACGAACCTTGCCTCCAAGTTCCTTGTATGTGGAACAGTCCGGGCGGATTTACCTTATGACAAAGTTAAGCAGGTACGAGAAAAGAATCGTAGACTGGGACTGGGACTTATGGGCATCCACGAATGGCTACTGAAGCGTAACTACGGTTACGAGGTAGTGCCCGAGCTTAAGAACTGGCTGGGAGTCTACAAGTCAGAATCAGAGAAGGCTGCTAACGAGCACTGCGACAGGCTGTATCTCAGCCGTCCTGTGGCGTACAGAGCCATTGCCCCTACTGGTACCATTGGTCTTATTGCTGGAACCACCACAGGCATCGAGCCGCTGTTTGCTGTAGCTTACAAGCGTCGCTACCTGGTGGAAGGTACTCGATGGAAGTACGAGTACGTTGTTGATAGGATTGCAGACAGCCTTATCAAGGAACACGGAATCGACCCTTCCAAGATTGAAACCGCCTACTCTATGAGCACCCAATATGAAAAACGAATCAAGTTCCAAGCCGACATTCAAGATTACGTTGACATGTCCATTAGTTCGACCATCAATCTTCCCAGCTGGGGGTCCGACAAGAATAACGAAAACCGAGTTAGAGAGTTTGCTAAGGTTCTTGCTGAGTACGCTCCCCGGCTCCGAGGATTTACTTGTTATCCAGATGGAAGTCGAGGAGGACAACCCATCACAGAAGTCTCTTACGAAGATGCAATCACGCACAAAGGAGTCATCTATGAAGAAAACGACTCTTGTGCAGGAGGAGTCTGCGGGGTATAGCCCTAGCGGAAGGGTTACTTCATCCAGCAGAGACTACTGGAGAGTCATTCTATGACAGACAAGCAGTTCGATGTTGTAAACCGTCCGAAGCACTACAACAACCACCCCTCTGGGGTGGAATGTATTGATATCGTAGAAAGCATGGATTACAATATCGGGGTAGCCGTTGCCTACCTTTGGCGTTACAAAGATAAGAACGGCGTAGAAGACCTGAGAAAGGCCGTGTGGCACATCAATCGTGAAATCAAGAGGATTGTTAAAGATGCGTAAGACTATCAAGGACTCTATCTTGGCTGTCCTGAAGCGTAACTCGAAGGCTCTTACCCCGGCAGAGATTGCCAAGAAGGGTAAGCTGAACTACAACAGTGTTCGTCGAGCAGTGCGAGAACTCCTGAGCAACTACTCAGTGAACACAGTTGATGGTAAGTACTGGTTGGGGCTAACCCGACCATTGAACACCATCTAAAAAGATTAGCCCCCGTAATGGGGGCTTTTCTTTAGTGGCATCCTTATCCATTTCAGAACTTCGTTAGGGTTATTTTCCCTCCAAGTAGGAGTAATGATTCCCGTCCGGCCTTTTGAATCGACCGCCCCAGGTACCACCGATACTCTCCCACCACTCTCCAAGTTCGCGATGGTCTTCCGTGTCACTTAACCACTCCCCATTCTTGAACAGGTTTAGGTCAATAGCCAGTTTCCTAGTGTGAAACGAATTACGACTTCCTTTGCCTTCCTCTGCGTACTTATCTGCTACCCATTGAGGACGAAATGCTTCTCCTAGAGTTATCTCGTACCCCAGCTCATAAGCCTTCAATATAAGCTGCGCTACCATCTTAGCGAACTGAGACTGTTTCTGGCGTTCAGTCATATATTCCTCACCATTTAACTTTGTCTGCCCAGTAGGCAGCACTCATCTTTCCTTTTGCAATGTTGGATGCGTGTCTAGCCTTGAACGCCTTGTTCCTGGCAGAGCCTTCTGGGGAGCCTTGCACCCCCTGCTGCCCGAAACGGATAGTCTTTACCTGCTCTCCAGACTTAGCCACAACGACATGGGACTTCGTTGGGTGACTAGGAGTACGCTTAGGCTTGTTGTAGCCGCTTACTCCAGCCCTAGCCAATCGTGGGTCTTTAGCAGTAGCCATGATTACTTACCCTTCTTTAGACACTTCCCTGCAGCCTTGCACTTGCTAGGCGTAGGACAACCAGCACACGGTTTGAACGCTTTCTTTGTAGCCATTACTTTTTACCTCTCTTTACAGTTTTAGACGAAGCCCTAAATGCGGCAGCTGTGGGAGCACCTTTACTCCCCGGCTTTCGCATACTCTCGTTTGAGCCAGCTTTAATCCTGGCTCGTTTCCTATGGATATTAGCGTACAGTCCTTCTTTCATTGCTTTCCTCTTTTCTCGAAAGTCCTAGCACCAGTGTACCCAAGATACCCGGCACTAAATGTCCACCACAGAGCCTCTGGGATAGCCTCAAAGCCTAGCTTTACATTAGCAAAGAAGGAGGACATTCCTTCTGGATTAGTGATACCAACCAAAGGTGCCAGTACTACCAGCGCCAACAGTATGAAGTAGAACACATACAAGAAGCTGGGCCTAGCCCTGGAAGTCCAAGGGTCAGCACTAGCGGCTTCCGTCTTTATCGCTGAGAGGGCTGTATCCAACTCCCTGAAAGACCCATCTATCTTCAACTTCTCTAACTCTAGTAGAGCCTGCGCTTTTTGTACCGGGTCAGGCCATGCCCTATCAATCACCTTGCCTACTACACCCGCAATGACTTCACCTATCATTTTAGAGCCTTCAGTGCTGCTTGTTTAGAGGAAATTTTTTTCTGCAAGTTTGAGAACTTCTCGGTCCCCTCGTCTGCATACTTTAACCTAAGCATCAAGTCGTCAATTTCGTACCCTAGCTCTATTTTCTGAACGAGGTTATTAAGCCCTGCTGCTCCAGCAAGACCTTCCAGAGTACCAAAAAGACCTTGACCATAATTCTCCCAAGATGCTCCACTTCTGCTTTTAGAAACATCTAGTTCAGGAATTCTTTCCCCTAGCCATTTTTGAAATGGTTTTGGCGTTGTTTTAAGGCCCTCGTACACAGTGTTTAAGGCCGTTCCTGAAAGAATCCCCGCTAAAGGAGATAACGCAGCTAATTGCCTTGTGTATGCCCGGTGTTCATACGGAGCTAACTGCTTCTGTATACCAACTGTTTCTGGTATATCTCTAAGCGCGTGTAGCTGAGTCCAAGAAGCAGTAGACAAGTCATTTCCTAACAACCCACCGGCAATCTCATTAGCTCTTGCAGCGGGAACTCCTTGCTGCGTAAGCAGACTTACCAGTTCGTTTGAAGGCATTCCAAACGCACCGCCTTCCTTGAACCTAGCCAATTCATCAAACATTGAATTAGCCATGAGACTTACTGCTGCTCTTCTTCAGGAGGAATGTTACTGAACGCTCCAACAGTTGCAGGGAAAGCCATGCGAGGGTTAATACCCAAAGCCGTGTAGTCAGGGATACCGGCAGAAGCCTGCCCTCTTTTTGAAAGAAGGTATGCTTCAGTTGCTTTCCTCAAAGGACTCGCAGCTGTCTGACCTGCTAGTAGTGCTCCACCTGCGACAATCGCCCCTGCACTCGGGTCAAGTCCAAGTTTAGCCGCAGCCGCTCCACCTAGAGCCGCCCCAGCCGCATATGAGTATTTACCAAGTCCTTTTTTACCTTCTTTCGTAGGTTTGTAAACATTACCAAATTTACCTGCTTTTGCTAAATCACCTGTAATGTAGTCTCCTCTTTGTATAGCACGCGCTAGTTCATCCATCTGGACATTTTCAGAGCCCTTTAGCAGTGAGTCTTCGACCACATGAGATACCGCAATGTTTTTACGGGACTGTCTGAATCTATCAATAATCTGCTGTGCTTTTTGAGCACCCTGCGGTGTAGTCGAATAGTCACGCAGAAGCTGACGCTCCATAAGACCCTCAAGAGCGTCTGCAAGTTCTTTTTGTGCTACACCAAGATTGTATGTATCTGCGTTTTCAGTGCTTTGTCTGTTACGATTAGCATCGCTTCTTAGTGCTTTTATATTTTGCATTAAATAGTCAGGCTCAAATGGAGGCGCATTTTTTTTAGTAAACCTTCCTCCTCTTGTATGTATGTTATTTACAATAGAATCTAGTTGGTTAGCCTTAACATTAGAACTTGCATATATCCCGTTAATAGTATTCAAATAATCTTGGTCTAGCTTAATTTGAGAAATTCCCTTAAACGGAGCGTACCCTCTGTTGTACTCGTTTTGCCTGTACTCCTTTAAGTTATCCACACTCAAAGATTTATTAGGCTTAAAGCCAGGTAGACCATCTCTTGCTACTTTGTTAAGAACATTTTGGTTGGTATCTTCTATAAGTTTTAGCATAGAGTCTTGTCCAGCAAACCTAGCTGTTGCTCCTTCAGGCAGAACAAGAAACCCTAGCTCTTTAGCCTCATTCAGCGTTTTGTTGTATTCCTGAGCTTTGAACTGCGCTTCTGCTCTAGCTGCATTTAGCGCAGGCGCACGGCTCGCTGCCACAGGTGCTGCTACAGAGGTAGCCAAACCTAGATACTCGTTTCCTGTGGCTTCTGTGACTGCTTGCCCAGCAGCTGCTGCGCCTCCTGCGGTAACAGTATCCTTAAAGAACTGTTTAGCCAAAGCCTTACCTGCACCGCTTGGCCCCCCTCCCATAATCGCCCCAGATGCACCCTCAAGGGCAGCACTAGTTATCCGCTGCGCTGGAGTCATGTTAGGCATCTCTTGTATAACACCTAGATTCGTCAAAATATCATAAGCTGGGGTACTAGGCGCGGTTACTTCTGGCATATATTCCGTAGGAAGACCAAGCTCGTTAACAGCAACTCCATACCCCATCTTAGCTAGGTTAATTGCGTTTGGTATTGCGTTTACTGTAGCGTCAATAGTACCTGCAGCTGCTCTAGGAAACGCTTGCAGAACAACATCTGTCCACGCAGGAGGCTGCGTTTCTGCGGGAGTTTGTTCAGTAGTCCTCATATTAGGGATAGCCGCACCAGGCTGCATTGTGGCACTAGGAGTCGTAGGCGTACTTTGTTTTGCAAGCTCGTATGCCTTTGAGACTGTCTCAAACTCTTTAGTACCCTTTTTATCTTTATTAGCGACTATCCATGCCGCGTATTCAGCAGCAGATGCCATACTATTTACCCCCACTTATAATTTCGTCAGCCTGACGAAGAATGTCTACTCCAGGCTCAATATCGAGAGTAGAAAGCCAATTGTTGTAGTGCGTTTCGACTTTCTTTAGCTGTGACTGCAAGTCTTCAGCTGTAGTAAGCTGGTCAAGGTTAGCAGAAGCAGCCTGCAAAAATTCTAGTTCTTTCACTGCAACCTGACCGAGGGCTCCTCCGGTAGGCGACATCTCTCGCATCGCTTGAAGGCGGTCAAACCCAAGGTTAGCTTTTATAGTAGTAAGTTTATTAGCAAGCGCCCTTGCTTTCGTAGCAGGAAGTTCTTTAAGAGCGCCACTCCAACCCGTAGTTTGGAGATTTACAAGATTCATTGCTGCATAAACATCGCCCAGAACCTCTTTAGCGTTATTCGCTGCAATAGCCGCTATTTTAGCTTCCCTGTTTCTTTTTTCTGACCCCATTTCTTTTCCGTCAATCTTAATAGGAGTTCCAGTACCAGTTTTAGGGTCTATTCTATAAGCTGTACCATCAATTACTCTAATTTCACTTCCATCTTCTACGTCCTTGTCAGAAGCAATTAGTTTTGAATCACCTGTTTCATTATTCACGCGATACAAATCACTACCAACTTTTTGAAAGCCGTATCTTTTACCAGCTGCTTTTTTGTTTTCAGAAGACAAAGGAACTGCTCCACCCTCAAGAGCAGTTTTTACCTCAGGAGAGCCTCTCTCTCCCTCCATTACAGAACCGTCAGGAAGTCTATAGTAGTCGAAAGACGGTTTAGAAGCCGTCGGTGGTTTAAGAGCCTGAAGTTCAGTCAAAGCCTGAGAGCGAACCTGATTAGCTTCGTCCACTAACCCGCGCTTCATAAGAGAAGTAAACGCGCTGTTGTAATACTCCATCGGGTTAGCTTCCAAGCTAACGCCTGCCCCCGCTACCTCTTGGCGGGCTTCGTCTAGCAGCAAAGCCCTCTGCATACGAGGGTCACGGAAACCTCCCAAGCCGCCTTCAATAAGAGGCTTGAGGCTTCTTTCTTGCACAGCAGCGCTAATTCGAGGTCCTAGCTCTCTTAGGTTCTGGTTAGCCACTGCAAAGTTAATATCCCCTGCATAGTACGGCTTATTCTGCGGAAGCTGTTGCATACGCTCCTGCTCAAGCGCAAGTGCAGTCTCTTGTGGGCTCAGCCCGAAGAAAGAAGGATTAGCCATTGTTTAAGATCCCCAAATCATTCCAGGGTTTCCGCCAAAGGCAGACCCTGCATTTCTAGTAAGGCTTCCGCCACCCCCGCCTCCGCCGAAGCCACCGCCACTAAACCCACCGAGGATACTATCCCCAATAGCTCCGATAGAGCCCCAGAAGTTAGAGGTACGGTTAGCGGCAGCATTGCCTGCGCCTACCAAAAACTCTCCCGCTCTAGCTGCTGCTTGTGACCTAGCTGCTCCAAGATTTCCGCCAAGCTGACCAAACTGAAGCGGAGCAAGTGCCGTACCCTGAGCGCCTGTCAGAGCATTGGTGTACAGGTTGAATAGGCGATTCTGCTCTTGACCACCCGCGTGCTGCGCCTGAAGACGCAACAACTGGTCATTCAGGTCCTGCTGGTTCTGATAAGAGTACAGAGAGGCTTCACCAGGCGTGCTTCCCCACTGCCCAGAGCTATACAGGTCTTGCAGAATGTTCTGGTTACGCATAGCCTGCTCAGGAGCCTGGTACGCTGTAAGCGTCTGGTACATGTTCTGGGCGTAGTTCTGCGGATTGAACTGCTGGTATGCTCCATACGCTCCCTGAGCCATTCCTAGCTGGTTCTCTAACTGAGCTTGAAACTCAGGGCTCAAACTAGTGGAGAGAGCTCCTCCGCTAAACTTAGCACTCCCTAGTGGGTTGGTTACATCGTATGGCTTGAACTCAGCCATTGCGGCTGCGTCTCTATAAGCCTGTTCTTGTTTCTTTGAGGCAGCCGAACCGCCAAACAAGTTTGCAATACCGCTAAAAAGTCCCATATTATTTATCTCGCTCTCTTTCGATTACTCTATCCAGTTTGTCTTCTATCCTTTGCAATCTGCTTGAAAGCTGGTCAAACAGTTGTGCAGTTCTTACCTGCTGGCTGTCTAGCATCTCTTTCTGAAAAGCTACTTGCGCCTCGACAGAAGTAATCCTGTTGTCTATTTTATTACCCCAACTTATCAATCCAATTGCAAGAGTTACGGTAGCTGCTAGGTGTGATAAGTTGACTTCTCTTTTTAAGTGCCACCCTTCCACAGAGTTCACCAGTCAATAGCCATTATTTCTTCCTTGGTAGCACAAGAGGCAATCGCGTCCTTGAGTTGCCGAGCTTTGAAGTGAGCCGCTTGTACTTTCTGGAATACAGCAGCCCCTAGTCCAATAAGCTGCACGACCGTCAAGTCTCTGTCTACATTGGTAGCGTCTCTCCAAGAAATAGTGCTGGGAGGAGTGAGTCCTGCGTCAGGAGCAGACTTAATAAATGCTACAGCAGCAGTAATGTTATCAATGCTCTTAGAGTCCGTGTCGAAACTCCAACCGTTAAAATCTACTCCTGAAGCAATGTCTTGCTCTCGCTTTCCGTTAATGTAGTTCTGCCTAATAACTTTGACTTTCTCTAGAATTTCACTGTCAGTCTCTTTACGGATAGAAACACCGTCTTCATCCAAGATGTACCCAACAGGTTCGTAGTCAACTTCTGTTTCACCTTGAATAGGTGACTCGTTGAAGTCCAGTCTGCGGTAAGCAACAGGCTCCTTTACTTTAACTCCTCTCCACACCCACTTTAGTTCACTCTCAAGTGTGAAGTATCCGTTGCTATTAGCAAGGTTCTCAATAAGCACGTTATCGCAGAAAGGAGCAGGGACATCTACAGTAGTTCTGTGTGCTTCAACTTCTGCTTTGAATGCAGTGACTGCAGCTTCCAGCGCTTCCCTGGTACCTGACCATTGTTCGTTAGTTACGTTAATCATATTGTGTCTCTATTAAATCTTAATAAAGTAGCCGACAACTGCCGTAGGCTGCATCAAGTTAAAAGCTGTACCAGAACCAACTGAGCTACTTCTACCTACAGTCGGAGTAGAACTGGTTCCAGCTATAGTATAGGCATAATCTGAAGCTGGAATAGCACCTGATCTTGTAGGGTAAGTGGATGAAGTAACACTATTTACTGTTTCTGTGTCAGTGTTAAAAGATAAATGGTAGTGAGAAGGTAGTTCCGCTTGAGCGAGGGTTTTAGTTTCTGCACCTCCAGTAGAACCAACAGTAATACCAGGAGAACCTGTGCCAGCAGTACCGTTCTTGCCAATCATAGTCCTACGGCGAAGGTCAGGGAGCGTAAACGTGGTTGTCCCGTCTCCCGCTCCCCAAGTAACCCCTACAGCACTAAAAAGACTCGCGTAGGTTGTCCTAGATACATTAGCTCCATTGCATTCAAGGTACCCAGAAGGAGTAGTGGTCCCTGCGTATGCTATGATTGAACCAGTAAGAGCCGGTGTAGACAAACTACTGATAGTGGTCTTTTTATAAAGACCTGTAGATACATCGTAAAACACAGTAGTGTCGTTTGTCTGGTCAGGGGATTCCTGAGAAAACGTACTGAACTTATCCAGTTTAGAACTAATAGCAGAAGCTACTAGTCCAAGTTCCGTATCTACGTCTGCCCCAAGAATCCTTTTTGCAGGATTACCTGACGGCAAACTGTCTTTAGCTCCAAAACTAATTGTTTGACTATAATCACTCATCTGGACAACCTTCCTTTTTTAAGGAATAAATCAATTTTTTGAAGTGCAATTTCGTATCCATTTACTACATAACTAATCCCTACTCGGATATACTCCCCAAACCTTGACAGGTTATATCTAGTGGTATACAAAATCTTGTTGTTACTGTTCCATTCGTCTTCACCCCACTCAGAAGTAGAAGAACCCCACTCTACCAACTCAGTAGCAGAAGAAACTGAAGCAGACTCTGTTTTGTTTGACTCCTCAAAGTCAAATGCCCAGTTAAAGTTTACATTGTAGGCACCGCCTCCGATTGTAATAACTGAAGCACTCTTTGGTATCTTATAAAACGTACCAGGCTGATTACCTTGGAGGTTAATCCAAGGAGACTTGTAAGTAAATGTATAAGTTGAAGTGTTATCCAAGTAACCTTGGTAACGTCCTATAACTCCATCTCCGTTAGTATCTCTGAACCCTCCATACATTACCTCGTCTCTGCCATACACAATCGCTGAGCACCTTCCAAAACCAGTCCACTGGCTTATTCGCACACCTTCGTAGGTTGCGCCTTGCGTTGTGGAAGAACCAAGGTTCTTTACATCTAAACAGTATATAGTGGAGTACGAGGCTTGTGGAAAGGTAATAAGATAGATACCTTCTTTCTGGTTGTAGCAAGCCTTTACTTCGTCTCCGTGTCCAGCAGTGTATATAAGCAGTACGTCACGGATAGCTGCCGTAACATCTTCAAGAGGAGCCTTTGTGGTAAGGATAGTTCTACGGAGAGACCGGATACCCGTCTCACTCATAAACAGAATATCATTACCAATATTTACGATAGAGTCTCTAGCTGTACACCCTACACCCTCGATTGTGTCCACAAGAAATGCAGTGAGTGGGCTTACAGCAGACGCGCTCTGCGGTGAGTCGTAAATAAGAATGTTATGCCTACCAAAAACGATTAACTGGTCTTGAAGTACACCCATCCCCGTAATGTAGTCAGAGCCATTAGGCCAGTAAGCCTGGGTCTGGAATCTCCCTCCACCGTCAGAGTCATCCCACTTTGTATGGTCAAGCAACTTAGAGTAATGGAACGTCTGTCCATCAGAGTCTGACGCCCATACCCTACCAAACGCCGCTATAGCAACTCCACCTCTCAAATCTCCTACGCTTGGAGCCGTGTATCCGGCTACTGATGACAAGTCTTGAAAAGCGCCGTTTACAGAGGCATCGGCTACGCAAGGGTCATGACTATCCTGAAACCCAATTACATACTGCCTATTAAAGTTTACAAACTTCCAGTTGCTTGCTGTGGGTGTAGTAATTGTTCCCGTTTTGTTTGTAAGAGTAGCTGCCCCCACATAAATCTTATTGTTAGCCGCAGAATAAAGCCTCGTGTTAGAGGCTGTCTCGTATGCGTGCAGTGCCCTGAAAGCGTGACTCCCAGGAGTACCTGAGGTAGTCATCTTTATCCATCCTTGTCGAGCAGTAATTCGGCTGTTAAGATCGAATACTGCGTTTTCAAGAACAGTAGCCCAACCCACATCAAGATTTGAGCTAGAAGTCTGACTATTATACCCCTTGAATCCTGGGTTATTTATTGTAAGAGGAACTAGTTGTGTCGTCATCTTAGTCTGCGTACCAAGTAGTGTTTCTGTGGCCTAGTTTCTCGTCTCGTGAAATAGTGTCTGAAAGGGCTTTCTGGTACTCTGCCATTGCAAAGTTATAGTTCTGACCCCCGTCTTCTCCTCGCTCACCCAGCGCTTTAGCGTAAGCAAGGGCTACAATAGGACGAATAGGGCCTTTGATATAAGTGTTCTCGTCTACCGCAATGTCCAAGTAGCGCTGCCTTATGCGGGCGTACACACGAATAGTTTCTCCTGCCGTATTGTTGTTAAGTAGGCGGATTTTTAAGTTGCCATTAAAATCTTGTCCAGTAATGTCCCAGTAATAGCCATCGTTGTATAAAATATTTTGGTCTTTAATGTTGTTAGCCAACGGGCCATAAATAGCTGTACCGGCTGTTTCGTTGTAAACACTTTCGATAGTGGTTTCGTGCCCTGTTCCGTCCAAAGCGTAAGTATCTTCTCCTTCAATAGTCAAAAAAGAATAAACAGTACGCTGATGATTCCAGTCCCAAGCAGCATCAACCTCTTCCATAGCTTCGTTTACAAGAGCAGCTACCAATCTTACATAGTCACCCACACCAGAAAATGTACTGACGTTATCCTGACGCAACTTAGTAAGTACTCTATTAATGACTTGCGAGAACGTAAGTTGATTAGTAGTGACGACAGGTGTTACAATAATTGTCATTATAAGAAATCCTACAAATAATAAAAATTAAGACTTTAAGTACCAAATTTGATCGGACTTTCCGTCCCACTTTCTTGACGTTAGAGTTTCTGCATTTGACAAAAAATAACCTGTATATCTATTCTGTATTTTAACGAGCTTTAGTGAAGAGTAAGTCGAAGATACGTCTATAATATGCCAATGAGCATATATACTGTCTTCATCTGTTCCGGTTGAAATCTCTCCGTCGTTTCTATCGTCAGAAATTAAATACGAGTCATTTATAGACAACGTGTAAAATTCGTTGACAAGTTTGTCAATTGTTATTTTATTTTTTGTTGTTGATACTTCTGCTTCCCCTAGGTATAAACCTGTTTGCAGACTTCTAACGTAGTAATCGCCTTCCATTCCAGGGTCTGACCACCTTTCCGTTAAAGTCTTTAACGAATTGTCTTTTGCTAGGCCGATTCTAGAGAAAGTAGTAGAGCTATACTGATAATAATCATCGTCGCGGGCTCCGTTAGAATTTGAGCTTCCTCCTGCACTATCCGAACCTGCGCCTTCATAAAACATGTACCATTCATTATTTACTTTTAGTACAGTTGGAGACCACAAAGCTCCTTCATCCCATGTTCCTGCAGACCCCCTAAGAAACACTGGGTTTTGTGAGTATCTTTCCCACGACTGTAAATTAGCTTTGTGTGCCCTGTACAAAATAAATGCTTCTGGCCAATCTTCAAACTCTGGAGAACCCCCTATAAAAGCATATATGTAGGGGTCTTCATAAATAAGTCTTTGTGTTACCCTAGAGTACTCGTCGCACGACCCGGCAATGGGGCTATCATCAATCGCAAGAGCAAAGTTATCCCAGACAACTCCGTCAGTAGAAGTTCTACAAGATGTTTCCCTACCTGTAGGAACACCGTGCATCATAACAAGAGTACCGTCAACGTCCACTACTCCGCAGCCACCCCCTCCAAAAGTCGCTGAGCTAGGTGTTAAACAGTTACCTAAGTCAGTAAAGTTAAAACCGTCTGAAGACCTAGCTACTGCGCACCTATAGGGTCCCGTATCCTTTACATTAAAGTAAAGGTAAACATATCCATCATAAACAGCAGCAGATACGTTGGCTAGTTTTGCGTCTCCTAAAGAAAGGTCGCTTGGGCTCAAGATAGGGTTTATATCTTTATGGTAATTCCAATTTACTTTCCCATTAAAGTCTGAAACAGGTGCCGTTATTACTCCGATTGAATGGGAGGGTTCATAAGTTCCTACTGGGCCTCTATAGTATATAAATACAGTGTCATTAAAAATTACTCCTCCAGTATTTAGTACATTAAGGCCGTACCATTCGTCAGTGTCTCTTCCGTGTTCCAATGTAGCGTTGTTTAAGCTTTTATCGAGCCTAATCATGTTTAGTATCCTATAGCAATCCAGTTAAACCCAGAAGTAGAAGTTACCCAAGTACTAGTAGCACTATCCCATCCTTTAGGGTAAGCATTAAATCCTGTCGTAGTGGTACCAGTTATGCTGACTGTATAGGTTGAGTAGGTATTACCCCTTGGAGTCGCGTATATAGCCAAAAAAGCGTTTGGGAACGCGGTAGCATATGTTTGAGCCCCGTTTGAAGTAGAGAATCCAAATTTAATCCTTAAAGGCGCGCTATCCCCATAAACAGCAGGAAAAACAATTTCTCCTGGAGTAGCTTTTGTGAAATCAAATCCTAAAAGAGAAGTAACTTCTTTGGCCGTTAAATCTTGTGGGTCTGTAGAAAAATTATTTTTATTTCCTTTAATACTAAAGGCAGGAGCCATAGCAAGTTTAGTGTTATCTATAATATTCGGCGCGTCGTCTATTTTTAAAGCTAACAACGGAGTTACAAAGTCTATAAAAGAATTTTCAAGGTCTTCTGGGTCTTCAGGATCATCAAATAGAATATCTTGGATATTAAGTGTACTATATCCTGGTTTTGCGATAACAAAGTCGTAACGACCATCTTCTACATAAAATTCAACCCGCCCCGTATCCGTAGTTGTCAAAGGATTTGCGGTGGTTGTGGTACCGTTATCACTGTAGAGTGTAGCGAACGTATTTGTGCCTCCCTCGTAAACAGTAACAGAAGCACTTGAAAGCGGCTCTAGCTTTCCGTCTATAACTGTAGTAATGTTGTTAACATACTTTTGCATTTTATACCTGCTCCACCTGCTTTTGTTTCGTTCGCTTTAGGGTTTCTTGCTTTGCCTGATTTAGGTTTTGTTGTTCTTCTACTTCTTCGTACTGAATCTCGTAATACCTACAAGCCTCCATAATATGTACGAATTTCTCTGGTGTCAGGATTCGTATAAGCATCGCTCTTACCCCTCTTAGAAAGAAGGACGAGCGATAAGAACCTTAAAGTCTCCAGCCGCAAGGTCAAGAGCGGTAGAACCGTTAAGGTTACTGATGCGAATAGTAAGGGTGTTAGCCGCAGAAACGGAAGCCTGAATGTCAGCATTAATCGTAACATCAAGACTGAATGAAATACCGAGGACCATATCGCCAAGCGCAAGACCAGCAATCGTGTAGGTCTGGGTATCTTCAGCGCCAGCAGCAATAGACGAGGGGTTTGCAGAGGTAATAGTGACTGCAAACATATCGTTCCAGAGTCCCTGGAACTGGTTACGTCCGCGATAAATAGTAGATGCGGTACCAGCAGCGGTAAAAGCCATGTGTTTTAACTCCTAATCGAAAAAGAATAGGAGGGCCGTTTCCGACCCTCCAAAAGTTACCTATAGTTAGGCAGGCACAACAAAGGCAATACCAGCAGTTGCAAGGCTGTTGGTGCCCGTACCGCCGTCACGAAGGCGACCAACGCCATAAATCGTGTCGGTGGTGATAAGGTCAGCCAAGTATTCCTGCTTGTACTGGGTCTGCACACGAGGAGCCAGCTGCTCGATGTACACAAGAGCGGACTTGTGCATCATCGCACCCACGCGGTAACGGGTGTCGGTCTTAGACGTAAAGTCCACCGTCAGGCCATACTCGTCAGTCGTGCTCGAAGTCAGTGCGGTCGTGCTAAAAGTCACCAACTGGGTGTTGGTGGTTGTGGCTTCAACGTGGATAACCGGGCAGTTGGTGGAAACGTACACGGGCATGCCGTAGACGTTACCGATAAGACCCGTGCGGATGCTGTTACCGGTAGCGGACTCACCAACAAACGCCTGTTCCGTGAAACGAGACAGACCAAGGAGGTTGTTCTTCTCAACCGGAGGAATAATGATGACACGCTCGCTCATCGG